TCATCACTAAGATTGATGTATTCTTTGCGAGCAAGGATACAAAGATTCCAGTCACAATGGAATTGCGTGAAGTAGTGAACGGATATCCAGGCAAAAGAGTATTACCATTCTCCCGTGTATCATTGAATCCAGAGGATGTAAATCTTTCCACCAATATCGTGTCTATTGTTGATAAAGCAACTGGACTGACCGATGAAGTACCGAAGTACGATACACTAACTTCATTCACCTTCCCAAGTCCAGTATTCGTTCAGGATAAGGAAGAGTACTGTGTGGTCTTGCTAAGTGATTCCAGTAACTATAAGGTTTGGATATCAAATATGGGTGATGCAATACCGGATTCATCCCAGACAATATCCGAGCAACCATATAACGGTGTTCTGTTCAAGTCTCAGAATGCATCTACCTGGACTGCCAATCAGGACCAGGATTTGAAGTTCACTATCTGGCGCGCAAAGTTTGACACAGGTGTCGTGGGTAATGTTGAATTTGTAAATGATGTACTACCATATGATACATTGGACGTTGCTCCAATTGAAGTAAAGTCAGGATCAAACACAGTGCGAGTGTGGCATAGAGATCATGGAATGCCGGTCGGATCCACAGTGGAATTGACTAACCTGACAACTGCAAACATTGCCGGTACTGCCGGTGTTGGTACCATTACCTGTGGTATAGCAAGTACAGCAGTGGTTGGTGTTGCCACATTATTCAATACTTCCATTGGTACAACCACAGTTGGTGCCGGTACAGTTCTATATAACTCTGCCGGAGTATTGATCGGTGTTGTTGCCAGTGTGACTGATGATTTGAATCTAGTGTTAGTTGCAAATGCTGCAGTTGCCGTTGCTGGGGGTGCATACTATATTGCTGCTCCTATTGCCGGGATTCCAGTCACTGAAATATACAAGTCGCAGGTTATCGGTGATGTTGATTTGGATTCATACACAATCACCACAACGACCAATGCCAATACAACTGGATACTTTGGTGGTTCAACTGTCAGAGCAACTAAAAATGTACAGTACGATGCATTCCATCCAATTGTACAGAGTCAACTATTTACAGAGACCACGGCAAACTACTCAATCAAAATGACCTCTGGTAAGGCAGTGGATGGATCACAAACTCCATATACACTGGGATCCTTTGAAGGTTGTTTGGCAAATGCAACTAATACACTATATACACCGTCAATGGTTGCATCCGGTACCAATGAGACATTATCCATTAGTGGCAATAAATCTCTGGCATTCAGTGCTCAAATATCAAGTACCAATGATGCATTGTCTCCTATTATTGACACGCATCGGTTATCATTGATTGCCATATCAAACAAGGTGAATTCACCGACAGAGGCAAATATGAATGTATCTGCACTGGACTCAGCAACCTTGTTTACGGGTGCCACTGGTGCGTTCAGTTTCTCCGGTTCAACCATTACTTCAACCAATGCAACTGTGCGTAACCTGATCAAGACTGTCCAGGTAGGTAAGTATATCACAGTGTCTGCCTCAACCACTGCCGGTAATGATGGCACATACCTAGTTTCCGGTAATGTTGATGATGGCACCAATGGTACTATCACTGTATCCGGTAAGACCTTTGCCGGAGAAGCAGGTGCTGCCGGTACTACAGTTGCAGTGCGGAAAATGTTTGTTGATGAGATTGCTCCGGTTGGATCTAGTGCTCATAGTAAGTATGTGTCTAGGATTATCAACTTGGAAAACCCATCCACCTACATTCGAGTGAAGTTGGCAGCAAATGTACCGGACGAGGCAGATCTACTTGTTTACTATAAGACGATTGAAGTTGGATCTACCCATACTCCAGAAACCATCAATTGGACACTATTCAATGCGGACAAGAGCATCGTCAAGGTTCAGAATGGCAATGAGACATTCACTGATGTTGATTACTCTATAGTTGGTCTGGTACCATTCGATGCAGTGCAGGTGAAATTGGTAATGAAGACAACGAATAGTTCTGCCGTGACCCGTGTGAAAGACCTACGAATTATCTGCTGCGCATAATGGCACAATTCTTGAAAGTTGTTGGGGCAGATAGTTTGGTCCGGGATATGTCCACTGGTGCCATTATCAATAACAGTGCATCCGATTTTGATAACTATCAGAAGCAGCAGGCATTGGCACAGAACCGCAGAGATCAGATATTGCAGCAGGAAATAGATATAAATAATATAAAGACAGATTTGATGGACATAAAGCAAATCTTACTTTCAATGATTGAAAATAGTCCCAAAGGATAATATAACATGACAGTATCAATAGTCCTAAGAGCAGTCAAAGGTGTACCTCTAACAAATACTGAGGTAGATACCAACTTCACCAATCTGAAAGTAGGAATTGAAGAGTATACCGCATCTGATGTATTGATCAAACTAAAGACAGTGGACGGTGCTGGTAGTGGACTTGATGCAGACTTGCTGGATGGATTGAATGCCACCAGTAGTGATCTAGTTGGAAACTCAATTGTATCTCGTACTGCCGGTAACTTTTCTGCCGGTACGATCACTGCAACATTATTCATTGGTCCCATCAATGGCAATGTAATAGGCAATGTAAGTGGTAATGTTACTGGATCGGCAGGTACTGTTGCATATACTGGATTGACCGGTACACCAACAATTTGGAATCAAAATACCACTGGAACTGCTGCAGGATTATCCGGTACATTGGCAGTTGCATCCGGTGGAACTGGTGCCACTGATCCAACAGATGCCAGAATAAACCTATCCGCAGCGACCCGTGGTGCCAATAGTGATATTACTTCATTGACTGGACTACTCACTCCATTATCTGTATCTCAGGGTGGATCCGGTGCATCTACTCTAAGTGCCAATAGTGTGGTACTTGGGAATGGAACTTCAGCAGTGCAAACTGTTGCACCCGGAGGCAGTGGTAATGTACTGACATCGAATGGTACAAGTTGGATAAGTGGTACTGGCACTGCGGCAGCATTGGTCACCACAAATAGTTATCAGATAAAGTCTCTGGGAGTTGGCACACCGGCATCTGGAGTTACAGGTGAAATACGTGCCACAAATAACATTACGGCATATTACTCTGATCTTAGATTGAAAGATGTGCTTGGTAATATCAAAAGTCCATTGGAAGCAGTATTGTCTCTGAATGGAGTTATATACAAAGGTAATGAGGTCGCCCGTGGTTATGGATACACTTCAGATAGTGAACAGGTTGGACTGATCGCACAAGAAGTACAGAAGGTACTGCCACAAGTGGTTGTTCCGGCACCATTTGATATAGCACAGGCAGAGGACGGCAGTGAATATAGTAAGTCCGGTGAGAATTACTTGACAATTCAATATGAGAAATTGATTCCACTATTGATCGAGGCAATCAAGGAGCAACAAGTCCAGATAAGTGAATTGAAAAAGTGTATAAACCAATCTAACTAAATAATAAAATGACTACTATCGTTACAAGACTCACTGGGGGCACGGCAAAAAATGCTCCTCTGACCAATACTGAATTGGACAACAACTTTATCAATCTAAACACTGATAAGGTTGAGGCATCTGCCAATATCATCACATTATCCGGTACTGGTGCCATAAAAGTGCCTGCCGGTACCACTGCAGAGCAACCCACCCCTGTTGATGGTATGATTCGATTCAACAGTGATACTCCGGCATTTGAAGGGTATAAGTTGGGTGCATGGAGTGCTATTGGCGGTGGTGGTGGAGCACGGGGTGGTAGTACTGATGATGTATTCTACGAGAATTCTCAAATTATCACCACAAGTTACACTGTTACATCCGGTAAAAATGCTATGTCCACTGGTCCTATCACTATAAACAGTGGTGCAGAAGTAACAATACCACTTGGATCCAGGTGGATGGTGCTGTAAAGTCTGAAATTTCAATTCTTATAAATAACTGAGTGTCGTGGTTATCAACAACTAAACTAGGAAAATAAAAATGGCATCAACAATCGCAGCAACAACTGGACCCAGCGGTGCATTAGTTTACACTGCCGATGCATCCGGTAACCTATCATTACTTTCCGGTGCAACCACAATTGTTGCCATAACAAATGCCGGTGCTGCTGTTACCGGTGTATTATCTGTGGGTGGTGCCCCTGTTGCATCAACTGCAACCAGTCAAAACCAAACATACACTGCATTCACAACTGGTGGTACAAGTTCAGCATATACACTGACTCCTACCCCTGCATTGACTGCATATGCTGCTGGACAGAGATTCAATATTACTTTGAATGCTACTCCAAGTGGTTCTGCAACCCTGAACATATCGGGATTGGGAGCAAAGAATTTCAAGTATTACAATGCACAGGGCAGTAAAGTGTTTATTGATAGTTGGTCGGCACAGACAAACTGGATATCAGATGTGATCTATGATGGCACTGATATGGTACTGATGAATGTGATTGGTCGTGCTTCTGGCACATTGAGTACACAGAAGGCAATCTTTGGGTATGGTTATACTGGTTCTGTTAACGTATCAATCACTAACCTAGTGAGCAATACCGGTGTTGTCTCCACTGATGTCACCGGTGTTGGTACTGCTAGACGTGGTCTTGCGGCCGCCGGTTATGGTACAGACAAGGCAATCTTTGGGTATGGTTATAGTACTGGATATACATCAATTACCAACCTAGTGAGCAATACTGGTGTTGTCAGTACTGATGTTACCGGTGTTGGTACTGGTAGAGCATATCCATCCGCATCTGGATATGGCACAGACAAGGCAATCTTTGGGTATGGTGATAGTGGTTCTGTTTTGTCAATGACCAACCTAGTGAGCAATACTGGTGTTGTTAGTACTGATGTTACCGGTGTTGGTACTAGTAGAAGTGGTTCTGCTGCCGCCGGGTATGGCACAGACAAGGCAATCTTTGGGTATGGTTATACTCCTAGTTATGTATCAATGACTAACCTAGTATCAAATACCGGTGTTGTTAGTACTGATGTTACCGGTGTTGGTACTGGTAGATATAGTCTTGCTGCCGCTGGATATGGCACAGACAAGGCAATCTTTGGGTATGGTTATAATGGTGCCAATTTATCAATGACCAACCTAGTATCAAATACTGGTGTTGTTAGTACTGATGTTACCGGTGTTGGTACTACTAAAAGTGCTGTTGCTGCTGCTAGTTATGGTGCAGACAAGGCAATTTTTGGATTTGGTGGTGGTGGATCGATGACTAACCTAGTATCAAATACTGGCGTTGTCAGTACAGATGTTACCGGTGTTGGTACTACCCATTACTACACCAGCGCTGCTGGTTTCTCACTCACATAATCCAAGACTACTATGACATCAACTATACAGGCAATCACAACAGGTGGAGGTGGTATTGCTTCCACCTCCGATAACTCGGGTAACCTATCATTATTGGCAGGACCCAATCCAATTATTGCAATCACTGCAAGTGGTGCAGATATTACCGGTACTCTTACTCTCAGTTCCGGTACTTCAGAGACAGCACAAATCACTCAGGCACAATCTGCAATTGCATTCACCACTTCCGGTACAGGCAATGCATATACACTGACTCCAAGTCCTGCTGCAGTTGCATATACAAGTGGACAGAGATTCACTGTAACACTGCACACAACTCCTGCATTATTGAGTACCACTCCGGTAACTCTGAACATATCTGGATTGGGTGTAAAGAATTTCAAGTATTACAATGCACAGGGAGTGAAAGTATTCATCAACTCCTGGGTATCCCAAACAAACTGGATATCAGATGTGATCTATGATGGCACTGATATGGTACTGATGAATCCATTGCATAGAGCAAAGGGTCCAGGTACACAGAAGGCAATCTTTGGATATGGTGTCACTGGTGCTAATGTATCAATGACTAACCTAGTGAGTAATACTGGTGTTGTCAGTACTGATGTTACTGGTGTTGGTACTGCTAGATATGTTCTTGCTGCTGCTGGATATGGCACTGATAAGGCAATCTTTGGGTATGGTTATAATGGTGCCGCTGTATCAATAACCAATCTAGTAAGCAACACTGGAGTAGTTGCAACAGATACCACAGGTGTTGGTACTGCTAGATATGTTCTTGCTGCTGCTGGTTATGGCACTGACAAGGCAATCTTTGGATATGGTGCCACTACTGTTGCTGTATCAATGACCACCTTAGTAAGTAATACTGGTGTTGTATCCACTGATGTTACCGGTGTTGGCACTGCTAGATATGAACTTGCTGCTGCTAGTTATGGTACAGACAAGGCAATCTTTGGATATGGTCATACTGGTGCTTATGTATCAATGACCAACCTGGTATCAAATACTGGTGTTGTCTCTACTGATGTTACCGGTGTTGGTACTGCTAGACGGGCTCTTGCTGCTGCTGGATATGGCACAGACAAGGCAATCTTTGGATATGGTTCTACTGGCGTCAATGTATCAATGACCAACCTAGTGAGCAATACTGGAGTTGTCAGTACAGATGTTACTGGTGTTGGTACTGCTAGATATCTATCTGCTGCTGCTGGTTATGGCACAGATAAGGCAATCTTTGGGTATGGTCATAATGGTTCTGTTGCTGTATCAATGACTAACTTAGTATCAAATACTGGTGTTGTTAGTACTGATGTTACCGGTGTTGGTACTGCTAGAAGTGGTCCTGCTGCCGCTGGTTTCTCATTGACCTAAATAGATTTGTAGTTACACGTTTGATGTGACTTGAGTGTTTCACCCTTTATCAATATACAATGGAGTTTATAATATGGCATCAAAATTGAATTCAGAATTCAACTATCGTTATCAAGTTATTGGTGAGACTGTCTGGGAGAAAATCAAAACCCTGAAGGGTTTCCTGGAAGGTCGTGTGCGTGCTGCAGTGCTTGAAGAGGTCGCTGAACTAAAGTATCAGGCAAAACTTGCTGAACTTGAGCACCTGAAAACCACTGGTGGTTTACTGCATATTATTCTGAATCTACAGGCAGAGATTATTGAGTTGGAGTCACATTTTCCTGCTCAAAAAGAAGCATTCCTGCTGAACAAGGAAGAAATTGTAATGTTGGAAAGGTTACTTGCAGAGGCATATGCAGTTGCAGAGACCACCAGGATTGCAGGTTACACAGATGAACAAATGTTTGAAGTAAATGCTGCCAATGAGTTCACAGTCTCAATTGGCAAAGAAATTCAAGCAGAGATTATTGCAAACGGTAGACCATCACCGGCAAAACTAAGAAATGCAATGTCTAATCCACATACATTTGCAGCACTGAAAGGGATCGGATTGATTCCAGCAGACACACTTTTACTCGGAGGTAATGATGACCCTTTATGTATTGAACTCAAGCAAGGCTGAGGCACTTTTCGGCACACCACAGGTACCAACACCAAAGACTGACTTAGTCATCATTGGTCAGACACCTGATTGTGGCGCATTTTTAGTAATGTCAGATACAGCATATCCAGAATTGGATGCGTTTGTATCATATGATGGATTTGACTTTACCTACTGTCAGGCATGGGGACTAACCATAAATGATGCAGTTGTAGATCGTGTATGGGCAGATGTCCGTTCCAAGGCATATCCAAGCATTGCAGATCAGTTGGATACAATTTTCCATAGTGGTCTAGATGCCTGGAAAGCAACAATCCAATCAGTCAAAGACAGTCATCCAAAGGGGAACAAATAATGTCAAGCGTGGTCATCGCAGGAGATATTTCAGGAAGTATTACAATAGCAGCACCGGCAACTGCAGGTAGCAATACATTGACTCTACCAGTTGCAACAGATACACTGGTTGGTAAGGCAACAACTGATACACTTACCAATAAGACTCTAGTTGCTCCGGCACTTGGTACACCGATCAGTGGTAATCTAAGTAATTGTACTGGATTGCCAACAGCATCAACAACATTCTTGGAACAGTCAGCATTATTCACTGGATCTGTCACAACATTGAATGTGCCACAGGTTATTGTGGTTGTCGATAGTATTCAGGTAACCATTGCTGCAACTACCAAGAATATCAATACTGCCGGTAACTGGGATGATTCGCAGTATGCCACAGCATCAAACCGTGCAGGCAAGGATTTCTATGTGTATGCATTAAGTGTTGGTGGTATCATTCTATCAAACAACTCAACATTCCCTGCAGGTTACTCTGCATTGACATCACGCAAGATCGGTGGTTTCCATACACTCTGCGTTTCAGTTGGTACAATTGCCGGTCATACATTGACTGGATATGTATTGGGTGATATTTTACCTAGAACTGTCTGGGATAGATTCAATCGTTCCATTGCACGTCAGGAAGGTACTTTCCTATCATCCTGCAATATGTGGGTTGATATTTACTTACCATCGGTATCTGGCACAACATTGGTGTCTGTGAATGGTGGTACAATTGCAGATGGCGTATCAACACCTGCATTCCATACATACAAATTCGAGCAATGGTTTGCACGTCAAGGTATGAAATCGATCAGTCAGTTAGAGTTTGTTGCGGCATCCATTGGTGCCAATCAGAGTACCAATATCGTGGGTTCTGTAGATGCAGTTACCACAACTGGTCACTCGGATACTGCCGGTAGACGTATGATTTCAAATGAAGGTATGGAAGATGCATGTGGTGTTATGTGGCAATGGACCAGAGATATGGGTGGTCTTTATACTGCTGCTGCTTGGGCAAATGCCTATGATGCAAATGATATAGGTATTGGCGGTCAACACTATGATGCTCCTTATCGTGGCCTTCTCGGGGGTGATTGGATTAATGGGGTGCTTTGCGGTTCCCGGTCTTTTTATTGGACTCATTCCCCGCTCGCTCTGAATTCGGCTGCTTCGGGTCGGGGGGCTGCGGAGCCAGCCACCAATAGGTTCTAAGATTTCGTTGAAAGGCGGAAAGGTAAAAATGTATTGTAGTGGCATTCTCAGGGGTAATTGGAATAATGGGGTGAATTGCGGTTCCCAGTCTTCTAATTGGAATAATTCCCCACTCAATCTGAATTCGAATAATTCGGGTCGAGGAGCTACGGATACAGAGAGTTTTATTGTCGGAAATGCGGAGCTAAACTGTCCTCTGGCTGACATTTTTACCTTGTTGATATATGTAAAATCATATACAGCAAAATACACAGCGACTGTTTCTCTGGGGTTAGTAACGAAAGTGAAAGTCCTTGAGAAAATTATATTGTGAGACGCCACGGAAATCTTTGGGATAAGATCATAGATCCAGAAAATTTGTATCTTGCCTATAAACGGGCAAGGAGAGGTAAAGCATCAAGATTTGCGGTTAGACAATTTGAAAAGGATATCAATGGGAATCTGATTGCGTTGCAGAAGTTACTATGCACTGAGAGTTTTACAACTTCGGAGTATAAGACTAAAACAATCCATGAACCCAAACGTAGGGAAATCTATATTTTACCATTTTTCCCAGATCGAATTGTACAACATGCATTACTGCAAATACTCATTCCAATTTGGGATAATTTGATGATACATGATTCGTATGCATGTAGAGTTGGAAAAGGAATGCATGATGCAAGTAGAAAGACAATGCAACATGTTAGAAAATATAAATATTGCCTGAAGTGTGATATTCGTAAATTCTACCCGTCCATTGATCATGATGTATTGTTTTCGATAGTATCTAGAAAAATAAAATGTGCAAGGACTTTATCCCTTGTTGAAAATATCATCAGATCCTTTGATGGTGGGAAAAATACTCCAATCGGTAACTATACAAGTCAGTGGTTCGGTAATTTGTATATGAATGAATTGGATACAAAAATAAAGCATGTGCATAAGGTGCAATCTTATGTAAGGTATTGTGATGATTTTATCATGTTCGATAATTGTAAAAAGAAATTACAGTCATTGAAAACATGGATAGAACACTATATTGGAGTAAGTCTTCGATTGGTATTTTCAAAGTCATCAGTATTTCCAGTATCACAGGGAGTGGATTTTTTGGGGTATAGGCACTTTCCGGAGAAAATATTATTGAGAAAGAGCACTGCCAAACGAGTGATCAAAAGGATGCGAAATCTTCCATATCGATTACTGAAAGGTATTATAAATATACAACAATATCAATCATCCATTGCATCAACAAGTGGTTGGTTGAAATGGGCAAATACGCATAACCTAAGTCTAAGATTAGTTACAATTTCAATGAAAGGAGTATAACAAAATGATCGGATTTCCAAAATACATAAACTCTATGGGTGATGTACTGAATTTGAAAGAGATGTACCCCGTAGAACTCAAGGCACACCTCCAGAGCATTTATGATGGCAAGGATGGTTGGATTGCCACAACAAAGTTAGAAGGCACAGATGCCGGAATTACAGATGAAACACATAAGGTAGTTGAAGTAAAGGATACGGATGGTACTGTGACTCAACAATATCAGTATGAGTTCATGGAAGATGCAAACTGTTTTCTATTCAAACTAGGATTTGCAACTTCCGCAGATGCCAAGGCACTAATTGATTCGTTGTAATTTCCAGTTATTATAAATAATACTAACAGAATAACATTAGGAGAAATACAAATGGCAACAATTATTAGTGGTGATGCAGCCGGTGTTCATACCAGTGCTGCTGTTGAGTGTCTTCAAACCATTACCGACAACTATACTATTTCTGCCGGATACAATGCCGGATTTTTCGGTCCAGTAACAGTTGCCACAGGGGTTTCCATAGTGATCCCGACTGGTGCATCACTAACCGTAGTATAAGGAGTTTAATATGGCAGGTAAAATAACAACAAATTCAGTTGTACTGGGAGACAGTCTAACTGATACTCAGAATTTTGTGCTGAAAACAAATGCAGATGGCACAGCAACCTTGGCACGTGGTGCTTTGGGTGCTTTGGGAACAGTGTTTGGAGTGAATGGTAGTAGTGCTATTACAGGTGCTACTCTGGTTGCTCCAGCTTTAGGTACACCAGCAAGTGGAGTGCTGACTAACTGTACTGGAACAGTTAATGATTTAAATGCTGGGCTTGGAGTTAACCAGACTTGGACAGATGTCAGTGCGAGCCGTATTTTTTCTACGACATATACAAATAGCACTGGAAAGCCAATTTCGGTTGCGGTGTCAAACTTCACAACTTCACAGCTTATTTCTTCTATTTCGTTCACAGTTAACGGTACAGTAATTGCATATAGCGGGGTTAATCAAGGCTCTGCTGGATCGCAATATTCTTTTCTTACAGCAATTGTGCCTAACGGAGCCACATATACATCTACATTACTTAATGCAAGTAATAGCAAAACTTGGTTTGAACTGCGTTAAAAGGATAACTAAAATGGTTTACTACAAAGATTTGGCAACGGATACAGTCTACGGATACGATGAGACTGATCCATCACAGCTTCCCTACATCCAACAGGCTATTGATAATGGCTGGGAGAACATTACAGGTAACTGGCCCGTGCCGTATGTACCTACAGCAGAGGATAACAAAGCCACAGCATCGGGACTACTATCTGGCACAGACTGGACAACCATCGCAGACATAGGGCTACCAACAGCTAATCCTAGACTATCCAATCAGGATCAGTTCATTGCTTATCGCCAAGTGATTCGTCAGATTGCTGTCTACCCACCTGCTGGTGAAGTGGTCTGGGCAACTGCGCCTGTTGCAGTTTGGAACAGTAAATAACACAGTCACAATAGTAATATTAAAAAGGACTACAAAATATGACAATAACACTTAGAGCAGGAGTATTAAACTCAGGTATCCAGCAGAATGGTAATGAGTTCCTCACTGTTGATACATCGAATAATGCTACATTGAGTAATAACTTGGCTGTAACTGGTAACACTATACTGGGTGATGCAACTACAGACACACTGAATGTAGGCGCTGGTGGATTGGTAAAAGATGCAAGTGGTAATGTGGGGATTGGGACTGCTAGTCCTGCAACTAAACTTCATGTGAATGGCGGTTTAATAGCTGGCGTTGAAAATAGTCAGACGCACCCTAATACTAACGGCGGTGGTTTTAAAGCCCAATGGAACTACCTAAATGGCGCTGCAGAAACTGATTTCTATAATCTGTACTCTGCCGCCGTTACATCGTTTCGATTTTGGCAAACAACAGGAAATGGAACGGCTACCGCACTTTGTGACATCAATGCCGATGGACGCTTTGCCTTCAACTCTGGTTACGGTTCTGCTGCCATTGCATACGGATGTCGTGCTTGGGTGAACTTCAACGGCACTGGCACTGTTGCTATTCGTGCAAGCGGGAATGTTAGTAGTATTACGGATAACAGCACGGGTAATTACACGGTCAACTTTACGATTGCTATGGTTGATGCGAATTATTCTGTTTCTGGTATTAATGAAAATATAACAGGTGATAATAGCCGCCCCATTGTTACGGCTGCAGTTGCTTACAACACCACAAATTGCATCATTAAAACAGTTGGTGTCTTTAACAACAACACCAATGTGGATTGCTCAATCATCTCTGTCCAAGTCTTCCGCTAAAAGGATTAATAAAAATGAAAAGAATAATATACCCAACACCTGATGGCGGCGTAGCAGTTCTAGTCCCATCACCAGAATACCTACAAGATCACACTATCGAGGAACTCGCTGCCAAAGATGTACCGGCAAATACTCCGTTTGAGATTGTAGACACCGATACAGTGCCAACAGACCGCACATTCAGAGGAGCATGGACATGGGCATAATCATTGATTTCACTAAAGCACAAGTAATCACAAAAGACCGCCTACGCCAAGAACGCACTCCACTAATGCTTGCTCAGGATGTTGCTTTCCAACGTGCATTAGAATCAGGTACAGATACCACTGCCATCGTCGCTGAAAAGCAAAGACTCCGTGACGTTACTAAGTTAGCAGATACGGCTACAACGCTGGATGAACTAAAAGCATTGGTAGTATGACAATCAAAGCAAAGTATCCAAAGTAATATACAGATACCGAAAGTATAAATAGTACTGTAAACAAAAGGAAAACAAAATATGTCAATTTTATTGGACGGACTTGGTGGGGTTACTACACCTGCTGAGACTATAGCAACAAACTTAACCTTCACTGGAACAGGCAACCGCATCACTGGTGACTTCAGCAATGCGACTCATGCAAACAGGGTTTCTTTTCAATCAAGTACAGTAAACGGAGCAACAACTCCATTTTTTATTCCTAACGGAACAAGTAACTTTGCTGGTGTTGTAGTAGCAAATGCTTCTGACCCAACTAACTCATCTTATGGGCAGTTAAGAGCAAATTCTACATCAGTTGATTTAATTTCTGGCATACTCGGTACAGGCACTTACCTACCAATGACCTTCTACACTGGAGGCAGTGAGAGAGCAAGGATAGACTCCGCAGGCAACCTCGGCTTGGGGGTTACTCCTAGTGCTTGGGATGCTGGATATAAAGCAATTCAAATTGCATCTGGTCAGCCCACTGCCTTGATGGGTGCTAGTAATCAAACTGAACTTGTTACCAACGCTTATTACGGTTCTGCGGCATGGCGTTACGTTGGAAGCTCGGTGGCTGCCAGCCGATACAGTCAGCAGTCAGGGGTTCACTATTGGTACAACGCCCCCTCTGGCACAGCAGGTAACGCAATCACATTCACCCAAGCAATGACGCTCGACTCCAGCGGTAACTTGCTGGTGGGAACTACTGGTTCAACTATTGTTACGTCAACTGCAAACGCCATTATTGCTAGAGCCGCTAATGGTTCTTTGCTGGTGCATCACGAAAACGGTAATTCAGGAAGCAATTTTTCTGAGTTTGGGTATAACAGCACAACTATTGGAACAATATCTCAAAACAGTACGACTACTGTTGGCTACAACACTTCTTCTGACTATCGCTTAAAGAACACCATCGCACCAATGATGGGTGCATTAGATAAAATAGCTCAACTCAAACCTGTCACTTACAAATGGAACGTTGACGGTTCTGATGGTCAAGGCTTTATTGCTCATGAGCTTGCTGAAATTGTGCCTGAGTGCGTAAATGGTGAAAAAGATGCTGTAGATGAAGATGGTAATCCTAAGTACCAAGGCGTTGACACATCATTCTTGGTTGCTACTCTCACCGCCGCCATCCAAGAACTTAAAGCAATTGTAGATGCACAAGCAGTACGCATTGCAGCACTAGAAGCATGACCATTAACAAAGAGTTCATAGACCAACCGGCACATTTCATTGTTGCTCTAGTTCTAGTCATACTATTCTCATTCATCACATCACTCTGGATGGCAGCTATCATTAGTGCCATGACAGGGTTGATGAGAGAAATCTATCAGAGATATGACCAGAACAGAGTATGGTATGACTTTGGTACCGGTAGTCGTATGGATCTAGTATTCTGGGCACTTGGCACTATCGCAGGAGTTTTAGCAATATTGTTCTGGTAATAAATACAAAGCACAGGTACTAATAACCCTGAGAGTTTTACTATTATAAATATACACTAAAGGGGATCATAGTGGCTGGCATTATAAACTTATACGTGGATCAGGGTTCAGATTTTCACACTGAACTTGTACTCCAGAATGATGATGGATCTGTCATTGATCTGACTGGGTTTGATATCTATTCACAGTTCAGAAAAAGTTTCAACTCATCATTATACTATGAGTTTGATTGCTCTATTGTTGGTTCACCAGTGCTGGGTGAAATTACATTGGTACTGGATGGACATGATTCTTCGGATATTCCTCCGGGTCGTTACCTATACGATGTTGAAATCGTGGATGCACTAAATAATGTAAAAGTTAGAGTAATTGAGGGTCTAGTTATACTAACACCGGAAATCACACGAGTTGCTATAGTCTAACTAATCCTTTTATGAATTCTATATTATGAAAGCACGAGTAAGTAATGCCAGGGCATCATTAGTAACTATCGCACCCACAAGTCCGAAGGTACTGATATCCCAGACGCAACCTCCGGTATATAAGAGGTATGCAATAAAGAATTTGTCACTGATCTGGGAAATACCCCACAATCAGAATACAGATAGGTTCACCGCAACACTTCGTGACGAGAATGGTAATCAGTTTCACGCACTTATACATAATGTCAACAAGAATACTTTCAATGTGGTTCTCACAACTGCAATGAAGGGATTTGTTGATGTAATCTTTGAGGTCTCGGGTACTCCAGATATTGAAATTCTGTAGGTTGAGCAGTTATTATATTATAAATTTTGTCATGGCTGTCTAGGATGCAATAATTTACAACTATAATAAGGAATTACAAATGTCAGATTCTAATTTTCCAATTTTCCACGGGATTACACTAGCTGCTAATGCAGCTATTGAAAATCTACACGTAGAAATTCTTGCAACAGATCCAAGTCCAGTAGGTCCAGGACGCATTTGGTTCAATTCTACAGACAAAAAACTAAAGTATTCTACTCTAAATTCTACCGGTGGTGTTGTAGTTGTATCACACATCATTGCTGCTGATGTTGCTTCTGCTCTATCAACTGCAAATGCATACACAGATGCACAGATCTCTTCACTAATCGATGGCGCACCTGGTCTATTAGATACACTAAATGAATTAGCCGCTGCAATCGGTGATGATGCTAACTTCGTCACAACAACCGCAACAACAATCGCTAGCAACAAGTCAATTTCTGATGCTGCCGATGTTGCTCTAGGTGTTCGTGTTGATGATGAAGCAACTACAGCACGTGCTGCTGAAGTCGCATTGGGTGGTCGTGTTACAACTGAGTTCAACCGTGCTGTTGCTGCAGAGGCTGCTCTTGCATCACGTGCAACTGCTCTCGAAAGCACATCATCAACAACTGTTGGCGGTCTAAGCAATGAAGTAACACGTGCAACTGCTGCTGAAGAAGCACTTGGTGTTAGTGTAACTGCTGAAACAACCCGTGCAGGTACTGCTGAGTCCGGTCTTGGAACACGCATTACAACAGAAATATCAGATCGTACAAATGCTGATACAGCACTTGGTGGTCGTGTTGATACAGAAGCTGCTACACGTGCAACAAACGACAACACAATTACTTCTAACCTAAATGCCGAGATTACCCGTGCAACTGGTGCAGAAAGTACACTAACCACAAACCTATCAAGCGAGGCAACTACTGCCCGTGCTGCTGAAGTTGCATTGGGTGGTCGTGTTACAACTGAAACATCTGCTCGTCAGGCTGCTGATTCTACATTGACATCAAGCCTCAATAATGAGATTAGTCGTGCACAGGGTGCTGAGCAAGCTATTGCTTCTGACTTATCCGACGAAGAAACAACTGCCCGTGCTGCTGAAGTTGCTCTAGGTGGTCGTGTTGATACAGAAACTGCTGCTCGTATCGCTGCTGATGGTGTTCTAACTACCCGTGTTGCTGCTGAAGAGGCTGCTCGCTCTGCTGCTGTTTCAACATTGACAGCAAACTTAGGTTCAGAAGCTGCTGCTGCTCGTTCTGCTGAGTCTACACTTGGTGGTCGTATTGATACAGAATCTGCTGCTCGTATCGCTGCTGACTCTGTATTGACTGGTCTTATCAGTGCTGAAGCAACAACAGCACGTGCTGCTGAGTCTGCTCTAGGTGTCCGTGTTGATAACGTTCTAAGCAACATCGATCCTGCTGCACTTGACAGTTTGACAGAAATCGTAACAGCATTCCAAGATGCAGATGGTACAATCAACGGTGCTATCACAGCATTGGGAAATACTGCTTCTGCTAACCTAACAACAGAGCATGATCGTGCTGTTGCTGCTGAAGGTGTTCTTACTGCTGCTGTTCAGTCCGAGGCCACAACTGCCCGTGCTGCTGAAGGTGTTCTTACAACAAACCTATCAAGCGAGGCAACAACTGCCCGTGCTGCTGAAGTTGCTCTAGGCATTCGTTTAGACAATGAAGAAATTGCCCGTCTAGCATCATCTGCAGGTGGCGCATCTGATCTAGGTGGTGAAGTTACCCGTGCTGTTGCTGCTGAAGTCGCATTGGGTGGTCGTGTTGATACAGAAACTGCTGCCCGTATTGCTGGTGACAGTGCTCTTGACACACGTGTAACAACAGTTGAAGGTCAAGTAAATGGTAAGATTGGTACACTTGCAAGTCTAACCACTGTTGACAAAACAACCATTGTTGCTGCTATCAATGAAATCGATGCACAGCGTGATACAACTGCTGCTGCTCTAGCAACTGAAGTTAGTGACCGTGCTGCTGCTGTTACTGCTGCTCTTGCAACTGCATCTGCTGACGCAACAACAAAGTCTACAAATGCTGAAAATACTGCAAAGACATATGCTGCTGGTCTAGTATCTGCCGAAGAAACAACAGCACGTGCTGCTGAGTCATTGCTAACAACCAACCTAGCAACCGAGGCATCTACTGCCCGTGCTGCTGAAGTTGCAGTTGCAAATAGCGTTAGTGCATTGACTTCTGCTGTCAATGCTGCCGATGCTGCACTTGGTGGTCGTGTTGATACAGAAACTGCTGCCCGTGTTTCAGGCGATGCTGCTATCCGTACAGCAATCAATGCTGCAAATGCAACATTCCAGGCAGGCGTTGCTGCAACTACCCACACTTTCGCACACAACTTGGATGCTGACTTTGTCACATTCACAGTTCTAGTGGAACGTGCAGGTGGTAAGTACCGCAATGATATCGTATCTGTTGAAGAAACAGATCGCAATACATTGACAGTGCATTTGTCTGAGTCTGCAAAGGTTAAGATTGCTGTTGTAACAATGGCAAATCTATAATCTAGTATAGTTGAATGGGAAGGGTGGGGATAAAATCCCACCCTATCCTTACCTAATGATAGTGAGAGTAATATGAAACAAATGCCAAATCTATGGCTAGAAACGCTGACAACTTTTGATGCAACCCTCGCTCAGATTGAGGTGTGCCTTGACATACTCAAGGAAAATGCAGAGTCAGCAGACTTTTTTGACATTGCTATAAAAAACCAATACAACAGTGATATAGTTTATATGAAGCAGTTCTTTGAACGTGCTGAATCATTAGTGAGAAATTCAGATGAGTAGTAATTATAATACATACATTTGTGCTTGGATTGAGAAAATACAATCGAATATACAGAAATTCAAGGACAGCGAGGACTTCACTGATGCTGATAAAATTGAATTCATTACTCACCAGTATCATTTATTGATGCTGATAAACAAAGCCCTGATAGGGCAGGTTTTATTTGTTGGTGCCAAGCCCATTGGCGATCAATTATAACAAAACATAGGATAAACAATGTCAGAACAAATTAGAGTTTTAGGAGATGTAAGTCTCAGGGGCGATCTAAGTTTTGGATCGAACTATGAGTCCTTCCCATCGAATCCTTCACCACGCACACTAGCAATAAAGGACGGAATTCCGTACCTCTATACAGAATTGATAAATGGTTCAGGGTGGTTCACCTGGCAACCAATCGGTATCAAACAAGCATCATATCTACATTCCCAAGGTGTTGCAAGTTCATCCTGGACAGTAGAACATAATTTCAATACAAACAATTTTGCGTACTTTGTATACAATGCTAATCATGTTCTAGTACTTGCTGGAATGACCATTGTTGATGCAAACACTTGTACAATCAATCTATCATCTGCAATGACAGGAACAGTTGTGTTGTTCTCATTGCAATTCTTGAATTCAGTTGCACTAAGTGTATCTGAAGAAATTGCATTGGGCATAGTAAGCACAGTAAGTTTGAAAGAATCTGGTGGTAAACTAACAGTAAACAATGCAGCAGTTGCATTGGAAGCAGATGTGAATTCTGGTTTAGCAGGTAAATCTGATACAACCCATGTTCACTCATATGCATCATTGACAGGTAAACCTACATTGGTAAGTTCATTCACCAATGACTCTGGTTTCCAAACAGCAGAAAATGTATCAACAGCAATCTCCTTGCTTATCGGTGGTGCTCCAGGTGCATTGAATACACTGAAAGAAATTGCAGACCAATTAGCAGCAGATGAGTCCGGTGTTTCTGCATTGATCACAACTGTTGCAGGTAAGGCAAATATTGATTTATCAAATGTAACAACATTGCCTGCCGGTGTTATTGCTCAGTTGGTCGGTGCAACAGGTGCCACAGGTTCACAGGGTATTCAAGGTGTTGCAGGTCCAACTGGTGCTGCTGGTGCTACAGGTACAGCAGGTGCAACTGGTCCTACAGGTGATCAAGGTACAACTGGTCCAACAGGTGCCACAGGTTCACAAGGTATCCAAGGTGCAACTGGTCCTACAGGTGCCACAGGTCCAACTGGTGCTGCTGGTGCTACAGGTGCTGCTTCAACAGTTGCCGGTCCTACAGGTCCTACAGGTGCCACTGGTCTAACAGGTTCTGATGCCAATGTAACAAGTGGATCAATTGCAACTGCTCTAGGATATACTCCTGCTCAATCTAGTGGCACATCGACCACAGACTTCACAGTTGAAGATTTGACAGTGTATGGCGATATTATGCCAGCAGTACCAGGTGTTTCTAAGATTGGAGATATCAACCATAAGTTTGCGTCTATTTTCACCAAAGAATTGCACATCGATGCAAACACTTTGTATGTTGATGGCGTTGCAGTAATATCTTCAGCTGCGAACACTATGCAATTCTCTGCCGATCTAAACCAAGGTATGCGTATTGCTACCACAGGTACAGGTCAGTTGATACTTGATTCCGCAACTGCAACAACAGTAAAAACAAATGGTACAAATGCTGATGTATTGATTCAGTCTGAGGGTCTAGGTTCAACTACCCGTGTTACTTCTGGTGCACAAGTTACTCTAACTGCTCCAATCGTGGCAATTGCCGGTGATGGTACAGTATCTGGTAACCTAACTATCTCCGGTGGATTGACTGTTGCAGGTACAACAACTACAGTAAATACAACTAACCTATCAATCAAAGACAATGTAATTACTCTAAACAAGGGACAGGAAGGATCTGGTGTCACTGCTCGTTACTCTGGTCTTGATATTGACCGTGGCGATCTAGCACGCCAACGTATTGTTTGGGATGAAACCGCAGGTCTCTGGAAAGTTGGTATAACAAATGAAGAAGTTGCAATTGCCACACAACCGTTTGTCTCTGCTGCAATTACTGCTGCTGCGATGTCCGGTCCAACAGGTGCAACTGGTCCAACTGGTCCAACCGGTTCACAGGGCATCCAAGGTGCAACTGGTGATGCTGGCGTTGCTGGTCCTACAGGTCCTACAGGTGCTGCTGGTGCACAGGGTATCCAAGGTATTACTGGATCAACTGGTCCAACTGGTGCTGCAGGTGCTAATGGTACAATAGGTGTTGATGGCGTTGCCGGTGCTGCTGGCGTTGCTGGTCCTACAGGTCCTACAGGTGCTGCTGGTGCACAGGGTATCCAAGGTATTGCTGGTCCAACAGGTGCTGATTCAACCGTTGCAGGTCCAACTGGTGCCACAGGTCCAACTGGTGCTGCTGGTTCTGCCGCAAGTGTGACAAGTGGTAATATTGCGTCTGCTCTAGGATTTACTCCTGCAGATGTTGCAACATTATCTGCTGTTGCCACTGCCGGTACATATGCATCGTTGACAGGTAAACCAACTGCACTAAGTTCATTCTCGAATGATTCAGGGTTCCAGACTGCTGCCAATGTATCAACAGCAATTGCTGCTGTAGTTGGTGCTGCTCCTGCTGCCTTGGATACACTTGCTGAAATCGCAACTGCACTACAATCAGATGAATCTGCTGCTGCTGCTCTAGTTACTACAGTCTCTGGAAAAGCAAATGCCGACTTGTCAAATGTTGGTACATTGCCTGCTGGTGTTATTGCTCAGTTGGTTGGTCCACAAGGTGCAACAGGTTCCACTGGTCCTACAGGTGCTGCCGGTGCACAGGGTATCCAAGGTATTGCTGGTGCTGCAGGTACTGACGGTGCTAATGGTACAGCAGGTGCAACTGGTCCTACAGGTGCTGATGGTGCACAGGGTATCCAAGGTATTGCTGGTCCAACAGGTGCTGCAGGTGCTGCTGGTGCACAGGGTATCCAAGGTATTGCTGGTCTTACAGGTCCAACAGGTGCAACAGGTGCAACTGGTCCTTCAGGTGCCGGTGGTACAGGTGAATTCTCTGTTGTGTCTGCAACCAATGGTATTATTTTGAATGCTGATACTATCTCTGCATCATATGTAATACCAAGCACTTCAAATGCTATGAGTACAGGTCCATTGACCGTTGCTTCTGGTGTTGCGGTAACAGTTAGTTCCGGTGCTCGTTGGGTAGTACTATAAAAGATGTATAAATATATGAAATAACTACTGCTGGGTGGTGCTGTAAAAGGCACCACCCTCAGTCTCACTTATATAAAAATGATAAAATAGTGATCGTAAAATCCTCCAATCAAATTTACTTGCCATGGTCTAGTACAGATCGGGCATACTGCTGTCCGAAATAATAAGGATATTATATGGCAATCACTTCCCGTGAAGGACTGAAACAATACTGTCTACGTGCACTTGGTGCCCCAGTCCTAGAAATCAACGTCGACGATGAGCAACTTGAAGACCGTATCTCAGACTCACTGGAATACTTCCGTCTATACCATTATGAAGGTATTGAGAAACTGTACCTGAAACATATGGTCACCCAAGACGATATTACCAACAAGTGGATACCAATATCACCAATGGTATATGGTATTACACGAGTACTGCCAATCGTCACTGGGTCCGGTAGTTCAAAGAGTTTATTTGATTTACAATACCAATTGCGGTTGAATGATTTGTACGATCTATCATCAACCAGTATTATCTATTACAGCACTGTGATGAGTCACCTATCGTTGCTGGATCTAATATTGAATGGTCATATTATATACAGGTTCAATCGTATGCAGGATAGATTGTACCTTGACCTAGACTGGACAGCAGATGTGGAGATTGGACACTATGTTATTGTTGAGTGCTATCGTGCACTTGATCCAGTGGAGTTTGTAAAAGTTTGGAGTGAACCTTGGTTGAAACATTATGTGACCGCACAGTTCAAAAAACAATGGGGTGCAAATCTATCCAAGTTTACTGGAATGCAATTACCTGGTGGTGTCACTATTGATGGTGGTGCAATGTATGATCAGGCAATGAATGAAATAAAAGAATTGGAAGACGACCTGATGACCAAAAGTTCGCCACTCGAATTCTACATGGGCTGAAATATATGGCACGTAATGTATATTTCACTCAGGGCACTGCCAACGAACAGTATCTACTCGAAGATTTGATAGTGGAATCGATACAGATCTGGGGGCAGGACTTTACCTATATTCCCCGCACACTGGTTGCCAAGGATGAGATATTGGGAGAGGACAGACTATCAACATTCAATGCTGCCTTTCCAATTGAAATGTATTTAGAAAGTGTTGATGGATTTGAAGGTCAAGGAGCAATGATCCAGAAGTTTGGATTGATGATGGAACAATCTGCAACACTCACTGTATCACGTCGCAGGTGGGAACAATTGGTTGGAAGACTTGGATATGGTCAGTTACCAAACAGACCAAGTGAAGGTGACCTATTATACTTTCCGTTGACTGGTGGTCTATTCGAAATCAAATTCGTTCAGCATCAGGATCCATTCTATCAACTGGGTAAACTATACGTATACAAGTTATCGGTTGAATTATTCCAGTACAGCAGTGAACGGATAACAACTGGTATACCTGCGATTGATGTGTTTGAGACACTGAAATCGTTCACCACTGATATGGATATGAATCTGACAGGTGGTGTAAGGTCAGTCACAATAACAAATGGTGGATCTGGTTATACAATGCCACCCGTTGTTACAGTGCATGGTATTGGCATCGACGCAGAGTTGGTTGCACATATTACTGCTGGCAGTGTAACATCAATTACCATATCGAATCCAGGCAGCAGATACCTGGATGATAGTTACATAACAATGACCGGCAATGCCACGGCAACTGCAGTGTTTGGTATAGATATTGATGTGCCACAATCATATGGCGACAATAACAAATTTGCAGCACAGGCATCTGAGTTTACATTTGATTCAGGTAACCCATTTGATGAAGTTATATATACACCAATAGTACACTCAGCAGACTCAACAATCATACACGCAGATTCCAATCTAATAACAGTGGATACAATATAATGTCAAAACAAACTATAGCACTCGGCGCAACGCCAAATGATGGAACTGGTGATCCACTTAGAACAGCATTCACCAAGGTCAATGCTAATTTCACTGAACTGTATGCTGCTGATTTAGTTCCGGGTCCTACTGGTCCTACGGGTCCTACTGGTCCTACTGGTCCGACAGGTCCGACAGGTGCAGCATCAACAGTGCCAGGTCCTACTGGTCCTACTGGTCCTACTGGTCCGACAGGTCCGACAGGTGCAGCATCAACAGTTCCAGGTCCTACTGGTCCTAGTGCTCTATGGAATTTTACCAGTGCATATAATGGTGGTGCTTCATATGCCGTCGGTGACCTAGCAACTTATGGTGGTGAGACTTGGTACAGAATCCATGCCAATGGTGGAAATAGTGGCGATACTCCAGTTGAAGGCACATTCTGGACTATGATAGCAAGCAGTGGTGATGTTGGTCCTACTGGTCCTACAGGTCCTACTGGTCCAACTGGTGGTGCTGTTCCTGCATCAAGTGTGGGGTTGCCTGGTGATATGGCAGACATGCTTGCAGTTGGTGGTGGTTACTTATATGTGTGCGTGGCAGACTATACAGTTGGTGGGATAGACATCTGGACAAAAACGACATTGACTGGCGGAACTTGGTAATATAAATGCTAATCAATACTCCATTCTACCATGGCATCATCAGGAAAGTAATTGTTTCCTTTGGTAATCTATTCAGTAACATCAAGATAGAACGCAGGTCCGATGGTAGTGTCGATGGCACAATTGAGCAGACCATTGCTGTGCCCATTGCGTATTCATGCAAGGAAAAATGGGTTGTGCGAATTGAACAGGATCCAACACTGGACCAGCATACCTTCATTCTATTGCCACGAATAGCATTTGAGATAACCGGCATGTCCTATGATCCTGCCCGGAAATTGAATCGCATGAACCAGATCAAGTGTTACGAGACTGGATCATTGACCGGAACATATGTTCCTGTGCCATACAATATCGATATCTCAATGTATATCCTGACCAAAACTCAGGAAGATGCATTGCAGATCATTGAGCAGATACTTCCTAGGTTTGCACCGGAATATAATCTATCGGTTGAGATAGTGCCGGAGACTCATACAGTGTTGGACATACCAATCATTTTGAATTCCGTGAATGTACAGGATGACTATGATGGAGATTTCCAGACACGGAGATTTGTTACATATACATTGAACTTTACGATCAAGGCAAATCTATTCGGTCCAGTTTCTAGTCAGGGTATTATTGATACTGTGTCTGCTAATATATCTGGACCGGCACCTGCAACCTATAGTGCAACTGGTAATACTACAACTGGTGCTGTGGTAAATGAAAATTGGGCAGAAGGACTTTGAGCGTCAAAATATACAATAACAATAGTAATGTCAAAGCCGCTGGCGTTTCAGTTCAGTTCACTGAAGAGCAGGTAAAAGAATATGTAAAGTGCAAGACGGATCCAGTATATTTTGTTAACTCATACTGTAAGATCATATCGTTGGATCATGGACTAGTGCCATTTACTTTATATGATTACCAGGTCAGATTTATTGAGACTATGCACAATAAGAATTTGGTTTGTGGATTAATGAGCCGCCAAATGGGAAAAAGCCAGACAACTGCTGCCTACATTTTATACTACACCATATTCAATGATAACAAGACAGTTGCCATTCTTGCAAATAAGGCATCAGCAGCACGAGAAATTCTATCCAGATATCAGCAGATGTACGAGTGCTTACCGGATTGGTTGCAGCAAGGAGTTTCGACATACAACAAGGGTGATATCAAACTTGAGAATGGGTCCATAGTATTCACTGCGGCAACTTCATCATCTGGTATTCGTGGAAAATCAGTGAACTTTTTATATATTGACGAATGTAGTATAATTCCCAATACAATTGCCGAAGAATTCTTCACTTCTACATATCCAACTATATCCTCGGGTAAGACCTCCAAGATTATCATAACATCAACTCCACTTGGATATAACCATTTCTGGCATTTTTGGCAGGGTGCAGAGGCAGGTACTAATGGATTCACTCCAGTTAGAGTTCACTATTCTGAACACCCAAATAGAGACGCCGAGTGGGCAAGGAAGCAAAGAGCCATGCTGGGTGAGACTAAGTTTGCGCAAGAGGTGGAATGTTCGTTCCTTGGTTCTTCACTAACACTTATCTCTGCAGATACCTATGGAAAGTTAGTACCAAAAGACTTTCTATATATGAAGGATGGATTGGATATAGCAGCAACTCCAGTCAAGGGTAACAACTATGTAATCGTTGCAGATACAGCAAAGGGTGTGGGTGGAGATTATTCTGCCTTTATTATTGTTGATATCACATCGTTTCCGTACATAGTTGTGGGCAAGTATAGAAACAACAAAATTAGTCCACTTTTATACCCAAATGTGATATATAAAGTGGCAAAAGAGTACAATAATGCGGATGTTTTGGTGGAAATAAACTCATCTGAACAAGTGGTACATATTCTCCACGATGAGTTGGAATATGAGAATATT